CCACACTCGCACTATCACGTCAACACACAAATTTACCAGAAAGTCCTCTTTTTGGTTGCAACTTAGCAGGTAGCACTGTCGCCGGGAATAAGTCCGGTTTTCAGATAACACACGCTTTTTCCGCACCCCTCACCTTTTGGCCTAGGCGGGGCTATTGAGCTCAACGTCCTTCTGAGTTAGGGTCACGCGTCAAGCCACGTTCCGTCAGCGCCGTTCTCCATAAGGTTCATCCGACAACTTAACGAGGGCATTGCTTTCCCATCCAGGCAGCTGTTTAGGCCGGCGACATGGTTTCCTACCAAGCCGCCAACCATATTGGCTACTCCTCAGCGAGGCAAGGGCAATTGCCTTACCGTTGTTTGCATGCATCCTAGACGCCACGCCATCATTGCATTTTATGTTTTATGGACTCATAAATCGTCAATAAAATTGTTAACGTCACTCGTATTCCGCCACTTGGAATCCACGTCATTAGATCCGCTTTGATACGACGACAAGTCCGGCTCCCAGCGCGAGAGTTGTTCCTCAATCGCAATCTGTTCCCAGACTGGAGTTCCCCAAGCTTCCTCAAACGTGAGCCTGGCTTCGGCTGTGACAGGTAGAGCATGTGCACGATAAGCGAGTTCTTCAACCCGCTCTGGTGCAACTCTCAGCTCATACTTGACACGCAACGCTAAGCCCGCTCGAACGTCGAGTACTTTCGGCTTCTCCATCCGACCAATCCGTCTTAATGCCAACGCGTATGCCTGAATAATAGGCACACCGCCATTCAATGCCAACTCACAGCTCCCAACGGCAGTCATCATCGGCCTGATTAGTTTCAGGTTGTTCCAATGTTTCGTGCCGCTGGTACCCTGCGATAGCACCTTCCGCCAGTTGCGCGTCATGCGCCAACCGCTCATGGTCTTAATCATCTTACTTTGGCAAAAGACGACCTCAGTCGGATTGTTCGCTGTATTCTCCACTTTAATCTCCTGACCGAACTCCAAGAATTCGGAAACGAGTGCCTTGCTGACCCTATCACGGTGTTCGGTCGCAAAGAATAGTAGGCAATCATCACCGTCATCGTAAATCTCATACGGGATACCCAATCGGTCCATGATGGATTTAACCATCAGCACCATAACCACACAGTTGCCGAGACCGGTATTCATGTCTCCACTCATGCGACGGCCGTGCGCGAGATAACGCACGCCGTCCCGAGTCACACAAACGTTAGAGAGTTGATAGTCCAACAGCCGCTGTAACACCCTGTCGTCCGGATAAGCGCGCTTATACACAGAATGTTCTATCTCAAGAACTTCCCGTGACACATGCTTATCGAAACGAGAGGCGTCAATGCTCAAGCAGGTAGTGTTGCCGAAACACTTGAACTTGTCCCTGATGTCAGAGGCACGTTCAAAACTGTTCCGTCCCTTGGCGAAAATCCGCAAGCCGCGCTCAGAGCGCTGCTTGAGAATCTTATGCTCAAGTGGTCGCAAATATTGCGCCAAAAGGAGGTTATAACGCACCGACCGAGCCTGAATGACTCGAGGATCGGGGTTTACCTTGTCCTTAGGATTATACAACTCCGCCTTGACAAAAGCATTGATGCGTCCGTCAGCCTTACAAAACTCCCTGTCCATGAGCGACAACCTTGCTCGCTCATAGATCTTACGTCTGTGGTCCGTAAAACTCGCAACAACCTGAGACACATTCCAAGGTTCCGTCGCTGGAATCCAGCGGAAAAACGTCTTGGCAGTCAACTTAAGTCGTCGTAAGCCGTTCAAGGTCGGAAGGGGCACCGCACCAAGAACACGGTTGGCAACCGCTAGCATCTGGTTGCACACGCAATTCGCATGCGTGTAGGGTCGATAAAGGCCCGGTATGTTAGGCACAATAACGGTGAGAATGCGAGATCGTTCCTCGTGGTGAGACCAACACCCGGGCGGGATAGGCCCTTTGCAACCGGCAGCCCTCTTCTCGAACTCCTGTCCGTGATAGGCGCACAGTGCTGGGGCCAGCGTTG